GTGGCCCTTAGTGATACCAAACTCCGAAGCATCAATGCTAAGCCATACAGCGGCGCAGCTGAGGTCACAGATGGTGACGGGCTGAGTGTACGCATAACTCCCACAGGCACGATCACATTCCAGTTTCGTTATCGCTGGAACGGTAAGCCCGTTCGCCTCTCCATTGGCCGCTATCCCGCTATGTCTCTCAAGGAGGCGCGCGTTGTCGTCGGTGAGATGCGCGAATTGTACCTCAAGGGGCTAAACCCGAAAAATTATTTTGCCAAAGAAGATGGCGAGCTGACTCTCAAAGAGTGCTTGGATCAGTGGTGGGGCAAGTATGTTGAAACACTGAAGCCGAACACTCAGACGCTGTACAAGTCCGTTGTGTACAACACGATGTACACAGAATTCCCGGATGCTCCGGTAGTAAACATTCCTGTTTCTGCATGGGTGCGTTTCTTTGATAAGCAGGAAAAGAAGAACAGCAAAAAGGCTAGGGTGCTTCTTCTACAGTTACGTTCTGTCATGAACTGGTGTATCAGCCGCCAGTTGATCCCATCGTGCGAAGTCCTGAAGCTTAGCGTTAAGACCATTGGCAAAAAACCTGATGTGGGTAGCCGGGTTCTCACGTATACCGAGTTGGCAAAAATTTGGCTGGCGCTGGAGAACAACAAGATCGTTACCTCTAACAAGGTGCTTCATCAGCTGCTTTTGCTTTGGGGAGCCAGGCTATCAGAGCTTCGCCTGGCAACCGCCAGCGAGTTCAACATGGATGATCTTATCTGGACGACTCCTGCAGAGCATTCCAAGATGGGCAACGTTATCCGTCGCCCGGTATTTGACCAGGTGAAACCTTTTGTTGAAAGGCTCCTCAATGCTGGAAACGATGTTCTGTTTCCCGGCCAGGACCTGGACAAGCCTATAGATCGCTCATCAGCTAATCTCTATATGAAAAAGTTAAGGGATAAAATTGATATACCAGAGTGGCGAACACATGACTTCAGGCGCTCGCTGGTGACGAATTTATCAGGGGAAGGGGTTATGCCTCACGTCACCGAAAAGATGCTGGGGCATGAGTTGGGAGGAGTGATGGCGGTGTATAACAAACACGATTGGCTGGTGGAACAGAAAGAAGCTTATGAAATTTATGCAGATAAAATCTTATGGCATGTTAAACTGTTTCGAAACTCGTAACTTTACTTGTCATTTTTATAAAGTATATCTAACATTGTTACGTTAAGTTATTAGTGGCTAGTAAAACACCAATGATCCATATCAAGATATATTACTGGCGATGCTTATAAAATTAAGTTATTTATACCTGTTTTAAAAACACATGGTGCTGATAATGAACAAACCAAAGGTAAGACCAGTTGATAGCAGAAGAAATTACATAAGAAAAATGATAATGTCTGCCCTGAAAAGTAATAAATATTCAATGAGAAGTTTGGCTGGGATAGCAAAAGAAATAAATATCTCTGAAGATGAGTTAAAAAAGATTATATCTAGTGATAGCGTCCTTTCCTCGGAGATTAAAACGATGCCTTTTCGTTCGAAAGAAGGGAAGGTGCTCGTAATGTCGAAGGAGCGATTCATTAAAGAAGCTCCTTTTAAAGTCAAGTTCATGGATTTCTTTGCCTCTAAGCGCCAAGGGGTAAAAGATGAGTGAGCCGATAAGTTTTATACCTTCTTCAATTAGTGCGCACTATGATTTAATAATAGTTTCTATTATTGGTGGGTTCGTCTTATCCGCCCTAAAAATTGCAGAACATTTTTCAAGAAAGGACTCCGATAAACTAAAGCCGATTAAATATTTTGGTTTTTTTTTATTTGTTTTATTCGGATTGCCAATCCTTGGTGGAATTGTTGCCGGAGTCTATATAATGAATGGTGATAAAATAAGTCCAATATTAGCCTTTCAAATCGGACTTACATCACCTGCAATTGTACAGAAGTTGATAATTGCTTATGCAAATAACATGGCCAAAAACTCTTCTCCTACCTTACAGCCTGATCAGTAACTATATTTTTTCTATCAAGAGCAACGAGGAGTATTGATTTTCTTCTCATTGCTCTTGAAGGAAATTTGAAAGGTATGGGCCTTTTTCAGGCCTTAACACTATTAATTCCGCCCTCATCTATCCAACGTGTAACAGCTTTACGACTATACCGAGTAGGGTATGTTAAAACAGGTTGAGGAAAGCCATGGTCTTTACGTAATCGCCATACAGCTGTTTTTTTCTTCCCCAGTAATTCGAATACTTCTTTCTCTTCCATAAAATCTGTAGAAGTCATAAGCACCTCATTCAAAATTACCGTTAAAAATACATGTCCCACATCCGCCACGAGCCCCTTCAGTACAAACATCACAGCGGTCAAAATTTTTACGCGGTCGTTCTTTGATGTGCAGCCTTGGTTCCCCGTCTTTTGGCTCCGGCCATGAGCGCCGCTTGTTTACCGCCAGCTTTTCGATCATCGCTTGGGTAATCTTCTCATCTGTAATACCGGCACGACGCTGGGCGTCCCACAGCAGGAACTGCATATCAGCCCACTCCGACAGGTCGCCAGGCTCGGCAGCGGCTTCCAGTGCTTCTTTGCTGAGGTGCTTCTGCGGGCCAACCGGGCCGACATTGCCGAATGTTGCCTGTGACCACTCGGCGTGCTCGCGGCGTACCTGCTCTCGGTCCTTTGCTGGTTGCGCTGGCGGATAATTTGCCAGCATCCAACTAATGACGTAGTCGGCCTTGAACCGCTCAACCGGAAATCCTTCATTCCAGTCACGGAAGTGATAGATAACTTTTGCCAGCTCAGGTTGAAGCGCCACCGGCTCGCTGTCCGTTGCGGCCAGCACCATGCGGGCAAGTTCTTTGCTTTCGCCATGCTTCAGGAATCCATCTTCAGCGATTTCCTGCAGGCGCTCTCTGGTTAATTTGCTGGTCATTGGTTGGCTCCTGGCTTATTGATGCGCGATGTTATATTCCGACCACACTCGCAGCAGTAGAATGCTTTCCCGCCGCGAATGCCGCTGGTGTGCTGCCCCTCAAGGAAAGAGCCATCCCAAGCATAAAACTGTTTGAAATCCACAACCTCTTTCGTGTGGAATCCATTCTCACCGCCGCAGTGCGGGCATGATCTCGGGTTTTCTATAGCCATCACTCAACCTCCACCTTGCTGCCAACGGCGGCAACTATACGCGCATAAACGATCACGCCATCCTCGGGGCGCTTGCGCGGCAAAAAGATACCAGGGCGCGGCCACAACGCAATAAAGCGACATTCGCTGTTTTCAAGACGGTGAAATGCTTTCTCGCTCATTACACCTACTGGGCGAAGTTGCTCCTGTTCGCGCTCCAGCTCGGCGATACTCAGCTGCGCCTTCTCCAGCGCCTCTATGAGCTGATCCGTGTAATGCTCAACTTCAACAGCCATTTGCCGCAATTCATCGTTAGGTGCGTAGGCAATGAGCCTGGATAAACGGTGAATGTTTGCGTTTTTTTGTACGCTAGTCAGCTCGGTGATATCAGTCATTCCAGGCCTCCAGTTCGTTTTCGATCTCTTCGTCGATTTCGTCGTTAGTAGCGTCTTCGTCCAGGTAGTCCCGCGCTTCTTTCAGGTACTGTTCATGGCGTTCCCGATACCAGGCCGAAAATTCTGGCGTCCAGCCACACAGCGATCCGTCATAGTCAACCTTGGCGTTACGTTCAGCCATGCTCTCGACCATGCTGTAGGCGGTGGTAAGCGCCGCTTCACGGATATACCCGCGCAGATCACGCTTGCGCCAGTAGGGGTTAACTTTTGAATCACAGAAAGGTTTGAATTCCACTTCCCAGCGGCGTATGCAACGTGCGTTCAGTGATTTACTCATGCTGTCACCCATTCAATAAACATGCAGATACCAACGGTTACTACAGCAATCAGCACCCAGCAGATCACATCGAACAAGGCTGCGAACCGACGCTGGGTGTATTTGCTGTAATTCTCAGGTTCAAAATTCATTGCGCCTCCCCGAGCACCCAGCGCAGAGCCTCGGCATATTCACCGCTGGCATCTTCGAGGGCTTTTGCAATTTCCTTGCGTGATTTGATACGCGGTTTTGCCTCGCCGAGGATCTGACGCTGGCGACGGGCTTTTTCATGGCCGGTTGTGCCAGCTGTCGCCAGCTCGATTTCCGCCACTTTTGCCCGCTGCTCTTCAGGTGGGAGCGTACCAAGCTGACGCGCCTGAGTTACGGTAACAGTGCCAGACTCCACCGCTTCCCGGACGGCTTGTGTGGCATCCAGCAGGGATAGCGTTGCACGAACGGTCTGAACGCTGCAGCCAAACAACACCGCAATGTCGTCCTCATCGAGCCCGCGGTCGAGCGCATCTGACATTTTTTTTGCCCGGCCCAGCGGTGTATCAGGTCGGCGAATTTCGTTTTCGCTGACCATGTATTTAGCCATCTGATTTGCTGACCCGCGCTTAACGACCCCAGGAACAAGAAGTGGATCTTTGCCCTCTTTCAAAAGGAGCTTATTTGCCTCCAGGGTATGTTTTACTCGCTGACGGCCTACAACTACGCAGGTGAGCCCCGTTTCGGGATCTTTCCAGACAATAATCGGCTCCAGTACACCCAGCTCTTTGATGTTCAGAACCATTCCTTCGTCGATAGGAAGGTGGACCCGTTCATCGTAAAGCGGGTGTGTTTTGTCGGTAACCAGATGCAGGTTTTCAGGTTCGAACGTCAAAACGTTCGTTTTGCCGCTGGCGCCGTATACAAGCTTTGAGTCTTTAGCCATCAGAGAGCCTCCACGTTACGGAAGCTGGTGGGGCAAATTGCTTTCAAATCGCGCATTGCTTCGAGGACATGCAGATTTGTGCGCTTCTTGGTGTGTCGCTCGGTCAGGCGATCACACTCTTTCGCCCATGATTTGACCTCTGCGAGAAGGGCGTCACGTTCGGTGCGCGTCTGGCGCAGAGCTACATTCGAAACATCGAGGACGGTAGCCAGTTCCTTGATGATTGCTGCCTGTGCTGGTGGCATAGTTTTGGCTATTTCGTACGCCTGTTTAATCAGTTGTTTTGCTGTCTTAGCCATCTTTTGTTCTCCATCTGACGCGCTGCAACGCGTAAATTTAGGGTGCAGCAACCCAACCCATGAGAGTGGGTGAATAGCTGGTTAAAATTTCTTGCTGATGGGGAGCCGCCACTGCAATGGCGGCACGTTAGTTCTCCACACAACACAGAAGAGCACCTGCGGCCGCAAATCCGCTCGGGCGAATTGTGTTAGGGCACGTCACTCGGTGGTGCTCTGATGTCTTTTGTAAAAGGGCGAACCAGAAACAATGGGGAAACTGGTGCCGCCAAGATGACATAGTCCATCAGACTTACTTGATGTTAGGGTATGCCTAATGTCATGTCAATAGGCTTAGCCTAATAGTGGTCGGCGGTCAAAAAAAATCCCGCATAAGCGGGATTTGCGTGAAATAAAGCTAGTGTTTTTATGATTATGGACGACGCTTTCTGAAATTCTCATCATTCTGTACATATTGTAAAGAATCAAGGATTAAACCTGAAATCCTTAATACATCCTCGGGATGTTCAATGAAAATACGATTGTTATCATGTTCAAGTCCTGCTCTTTTAATTTCATTACCTGTTATTTCATTGATATCAATTGGTAACTGTATGTTTGAGCGATTCTTCTTGTCATAATAGCGAACCAGCCAGCGGTTTGTTTTTCCTTGGAAAAGAATAGAGTAATAGGACTCTGTATCTTTGGCTTGAAGTTCGTATGCAGGGCCTATAATAGAACAGATTTTTTCAAATAAAATTCTTTCATTATAGGTTGTTACTATGTTGGGGTTCTCTGCATCGACAATATCTGCGCGCTCATCAATTACATTATTTTCATTTACATCAGCAGGGGATTCTAATTCAGGAATAGATGTTCTTGACGAAAGACCAGAAACAACCATTTCACTTACTGACCTCTCTACGGCCTGCCTCACCAATGGAGTTATTGTTTCTATAAATCTTTGATTTAATTGACGACCAATATTTGCTCGTCCTGCAACATATCTAACAAATTCATGATCTACTTCCCGAAGGCTTGTACTCACAACTTTAACAAATGCAGAAATATATACACTCTCTTCTGCAAGTGTTCTTAGGGCCTCTGGTTTGAATTTGTCATGGCGGAATCTAAATAATTGCTCAGCATCAGAATCTTTAATGTCATCCATCATGATTCGTAAAAATGGCGTTGAATCCATTATATTTTTTTCATTGAGATCCGTAAAAAAACGCCATTCAATTCCATTAGTAATTGCTGATATTGTCACCTCAGGAGTAGAATTAAAATACCTAGATAATTGAGGGCAATGGTTGTCCATTTTTTCTTTACAACCTTTGGCCTCAATAAACATAACGGGAACACCTTGGCAGAAGAGAGCATAATCTACACGCTCACCCACTTTCACACCAGGGAAGTCCGCACCATATTCAGCTTTGACTTTTTGCGGATCATATGCGTTAAAGCCTAGGATGTCCAAAAAAGGAAGTATCAAAGCCTGCTTGGTTGTCTCTTCCGTTGTGCAGTGTTCTCTAACATTTTTAACATGTTCAATGTGATTTTTAAGACGTACTTTGAAGTTTTCCATGCATCCTCCATGCAAAGTGAAAACCTGCTGTTAAATCAAAGCAAGTCACAATCCCGGATAGGCTTCATACAAGCCAATCCCCCACAGGGATTGAGTTATGCAAGTGAATCAATCTCAGAGCTTTTAACATGTATGGAGCTTAGAGATATTGTCCGTTAGACCATATAAGCTTAAGCTCTGGCTTTCGTTTGTTTTTTTCCATCTTCCTCCTGCTCTGCCCATCTCCTTATCTTCATCTCTAATGAGTCTAAATATGCTTTAGCATCGCTATCTACCCAGCCAGGTATACGCTGTCCTTGCTCTAAGAGGACAAAATCAATGATAGCCTTTTTTTCTCTCGAAGCCTTATTATAGAGCTCGTCAATAGAACCATTTTTAACTATGGGATCTGTTGCGGGCTCACATGTATCAGTTAGCGGGTATCCCTTTAGTCCCCAGTGCTCGGGGCCCACAACATCAGAAAAGTAGTTCCAAAGCTCTGGTAGCTTCTCTTTCGATATGGAGCCTTTATTGATCCAGTCATGGATTGATGGGGGTTTAATTTTGAAATGACGTGCGATTTCCGCCTTACTCTTGGCAGAACCTATTGAAAGCTTCTTGTCTATGGCCTGCTCGATCGCTCGGCCCAATTCTTTACCACTAAGCATTGCCTAATAATCCTCATAACCTATAGCTTAGGCAATTCCTATTGATTGTTTGTTAGGCTTAGCCTAATATCGGCTTGTGTGGAAATCATAGGAATCCGTTTATGAGAAGTAGCCTTGAAGCAATTAGTGAAGCCTGCCGCATTGTTGGGGGACAAGCCGCTTTATCAAGGAATCTAGGCATCTCATCACCAACAGTGAATCAATGGACAACGGGCATTAGGCAAATACCTGCGGAACGATGTCCTGCGATTGAGAAAGCTACTGGTGGTGCTGTCACCTGCGAAGAGCTTCGTCCTGACATTGACTGGGCCTATTTAAGAGGTGCAGCAATGCGAAAGCTTAATGTCACTGCATCAAATTTGTAACTACCACCCGAGTTTGAAAGGAGTAGGTATGAACCTCAAAGAAGTCGTGAAATCTATGTGCAAAGCATATCCAGGTGGGCGCGAAGCAATGGCTGGCGCACTGGGAATGACGGTGACGCAGTTTAACAACAATCTTTACGAGAAAAACGGCTGTCGTTTCTTCGAAGCCAGCGAGCTGGAAGCGATGGAAGACATTTCCAACACGTCGTTACTGGCTGACTACTTCGCTCGCCGTCGTGGTGCTCTGCTGGTGGATGTTCCGCACCTGGAAGAACTGGACCGCGTTGACTTGTTTAGCCGGGCAATGCGCACCTCTGCCGCCAGGGGGCAGGTTGATCAGATTATCGAACAGGCGCTTGAAGATGGCGTTATTGAAAGGCATGAGGCCGAAGGAATCATGGTGCATCACCGCCGCCACCTGGCAGCTCGGGAAGAAGAGATTGCCGCAATCATCACGCTTTTTTCACGCAAAAAGAAGTGACGCCAGCGAGTTGCAGCTCCTGGCGTCGTGGCGTGTCGTTATCAGTGGAGATTACTAACGCATGAACAGTTTATCAACACAATACCGCAGGTCGCAACTTGTAGCGCGGCCAGTTCCTGGTGGAGCAGGACCGGTGCAGTTCGTGTATGGGGTAAGAGTACCAGGCGGGTTCGAGCCTGTCTGCTACCAGTTTGCTCAGTGGGTGGTAGGGGACTTTAACGGCCAGGCGGAGAAAGTATGCGAGAGCTCAACCGATGGTTCAGAGATCACTACGGTGTCCCGGTCAGGGTCATACGCTGGGAGCCCCAAACACAGCGCGTTATATACCTGCGTAAAGGGTACGAGCATGAATGCTTTAGCCCCCTTGAGCAGTTCAGACGTAAATTCAGAGAAATAAAGGACGATCATGAGCACTAAATTAACAGGATACGTCTGGGACGCTTGCGCATCTTCGGGGATGAAACTATCCAGCGTGGCAATCATGGCGCGCCTGGCTGATTTCAGCAACGATGAGGGTGTTTGCTGGCCTTCTATTGCGACCATATCCCGTCAGATTGGCGCTGGTGAAAGTACTGTCAGAACGGCGATAGCTGCACTTGAGAAAGAGGGGTGGCTCACTCGCACGCAGCGCCGCAACGGCAACCGTAATGCATCGAACGTCTACCAGCTCAACGTTTCCAAACTACAGAAAGCGGCATTTTCTCACCTGTCAGTTTCTGACACATCAAAATCTGACGCGTCAAAATCTGATGCGTCAAAAATTGACCCCTCAAAATTTGATGCGTCGGAATCCATCAAAAAAACCGGTTTTGACCCGTCAGAATCTGGTGGGGATCCGTCAGTAAAATCAACTACTGATCCATCAGATATAAATCCTTCTTGTCCGGACGCTTCGCAACCGGACGAACAGGGCTCTACTGATGAATTTCTGTCACGACATCCTGACGCGGTGGTGTACAGCGCTGCAAAGCGGCAGTGGGGCAGCCAGGACGATTTAACCTGCGCCGAGTTCATTTGGGGAAAAATTATCAGCATGTACGAACTGGCTGCTGAAAGTGATGGTGAGGTAGTTCGCCCTAAAGAACCAAACTGGACCGCATGGGCGAATGAGGTTCGCCTGATGGTGATGCAGGACGGGAGAACCCATAAACAAATTTGCTCACTTTTCAAACGCGCCAACAAAGATTCGTTCTGGTGTAAAAACGTGCTCAGCCCGTCGAAGCTTCGGGAAAAATGGGATGAGCTGTCGTTAAAACTATCTGCTCCACTCAATAGCTCCCGCCAGGAGTCGTCCATTTCGCGAGCCAGCTTCGATGGGGTTGATTACTCATTGCCAGAAAACTCGGGGTTCCGCACATGAGCAAGCCATTTCTCAAATGGGCTGGTGGAAAGTATACCCAGCTGGCTGACCTGTTCGTGCATATCCCGGCAGGGAAACGCCTGATAGAGCCATTCGTTGGTGGTGGGTCGGTATTCCTGAACAGCGAAAAGCACGCAGATTACCTGCTGGCGGACGTTAATCCGGACCTGATTAATCTGTATCAGATGTTAGCGGTGGTGCCGGATGAAGTGGAATTGAAGGCCCGCTGGATGTTCGAGCACATGCGGTCACCAGATGGCTATGAGCTGATCCGTTCCGAGTTCAACGCACAGACGCTGGATGCTACTGAACGCGCAGCTGCATTCCTGTATCTCAACCGGCATTGCTTCAATGGCCTGATGCGCTACAACCAGGCGAATAAGTTCAATGTGGGCTGGGGAGGCTACAAGGCGCCGTATTACCCGATGGATGAGATGAAAGCCTTTGCGGCTATGGCGCATAACTGCGTATTCATGACCGCTGACTATCGCCGGACAATCAGCCTGGCCGGGAAAGGGGATGTGGTTTACTGCGATCCGCCTTACGAACCGATGCCGGGAACAACCGGATTCACTGCCTACGCCGCTGGTGGTTTTAGCTGGGAGAACCAGGTGGACCTGGCGAAGCAATGTGTATCTGCCTTTCACCGTGGCGCTCGGGTAGTGATTTCTAACTCATCTGCACCGAAGGTTCTCGACCTGTACCGGGAGCATGGTTTTAACCTGCAATTCATCAACGCGCGCCGTTCGATCTCCTGCAAAAGCAGTACGCGGGAAGTCGCAAAAGACGTTGTAGCGATCCTTTAAGGGGGCTAAATGAAACTGACTTTACCATTTCCACCAAGCGTAAATAGTTACTGGCGCGCCCCGAGCAAGGGACCGCTGAAAGGCAGGCATCTGGTTAGCGAGACTGGGCGCAAGTTCCAGCAGGCAGCGAGAGCGGCGATTATTGAGCAACTGCGGGCCGTTCCCCGGCCATCCTCTGATCTGGCTGAGGTTCACATAGTGTTGTATCCGCCTGATCAGCGCCGTCGCGATATCGATAACTACAACAAAGCGCTGTTCGATGCCCTGACTCTAACAGGCGTCTGGGAAGACGACAGTCAGGTTAAGCGCATGCTGGTGGAGTGGGGGAACATCGTGAAGAAAGGGAAAGTAGAAATCACCATCCGACGTTTTCGTGCAGTTGCCTGACGTGGAGATGATATGAGAGCACTACTAACCCCTGAGATTGCCCCACGCATGGGCGTTGTTCTGCTTCGCCCAGGCGCTGATCTCATGCCGATGTTCAGGAGAGGGCGGGTACTGATTGAGCCTGCACCGGAAAAATACAGTGACTACGCAACCGGCGCTATACCACCAGCCACGCAGCCATTGGCAGGAGACCCGGTTTTGAAGCCAGTATTCGAAAACAAAGACGTCATTCTGCGCGCGGGTGGTATTAGCTCGCTGGAGGCCGAGCTGGAGCGTCGTTTTGAATGCCAGTATCCGCACGGCTCGTGGCACAGCGAAAATTTTACGCTGTTCCGGCATGAGCCTGGCAGCATCCGGCTCTGCTGGGCCTGCGATAACCTGGTGCGTGATCAGTACACAGATACGCTGGCAGGCATTGCGCGTGAGAACCTGGTATCCTGGCTGATAACGGTCATCCGCGCTCAGCTGGGGTTCAACGAAGATCATCAACTGACGATACCGGAATTGTGCTGGTGGCTGGTTATAAACAATCTGGCACACGTCATTCCTGAATCACTGGCCCGGAAAGCCCTGCGATTGCCGGAAATAAAGCATCAACCGGTG